TAAATCTTGATGCCAATGGAAATATTATTAATCCGTCAAATAATGATGGACTCTCTGATAAGTTTATTGGACCATCAACACTTGGCAGTGATTTCAGAACATATGAATATACAATAAAGAATCTTCCACAATTCAACGGATATCAAATTAAAATAGTGATGTCTGGTACAAATCCTGCATATGTTCCAAGAATTCGAGACTTTAGATCAGTTGCTACAATCTAAATATGGGTTTACTTCCAGTAGAAAATAATAGTTCTTTATGTAGAGATTCCGAATCTGGAGCAATAGTAAATGTTTCAGATTCTGAATATGAATCCTATATTAGAAGAAAAAATGCCAAATTGAAAGAAGTAGATGAGATTGAAAATTTAAAAAAAGATGTTGGTGAATTGAAAGATATGATGAAATTTATAATTTCAAAATTAGATTCTAATTCATAAATAACTAAAAAGGGATCCTAATAATGGCAAGGAATGTAAACTTAGTTCTTGAACAGGGGGTTGACTTTCAAGCCACTTTTACAATTAATAATAGTAATAATTCCCCATTAAACCTAACGGGGTATTCTGGAATTTCCTCTATTAGAAAACATCCATCATCATCTACTGCATATCCATTGACTTTATCATTTCCAGACAGATTAAACGGCAAAGTTACTGTTTCTATGGGATATACTTCTACTGGATCAATAGAAGGTGGTAGATATGTCTATGATGTTATTCTGATTTCTCCCAATGAATATAGAACTAGAGCAGTACAAGGAAATGTTCTTGTTACACCAGGAGTATCTCAATGACTGATTATGTAGTAACGTTAAATGAACCGGGTCCATATAGGATTGGTGTTGACTATGAAATTCCAACAAAATCCATCCAGTATGCCAACATAATATTGGATGATATTAGTTCCCAATTTGATGGAATCTTAACTACATTTGCTTTAACCAAGGATGGTACACCTTATGTACCTATTAATGACCAACAACTGTTAGTTATGTCTGATGGTCAAATATTAAAACCAGGAAAAGATTTTACTATTTCTGGTGCAAACATCATATTTGATACAGCTCCCGCTGGAAACATAGATAATACCATTGTTGCTTTAGCTACAACTGCAGACCTAACAAGAACTATTAATTATGTTGTGGATAGTGGTTCAATTGATATGTTAACTGGTAACAAAGGGTCTGTAACTCTTGATGTTAGTGGAGTTTTGGAATCTGTCACAATACTTGCAGATCAAACAGGCGATCTTTCTATTGATATAGAAAAGTCAAATTATGCAGATTTTCCGACTTTCACATCATTAAGTAATAATCAATATCCATCTATTTCAAATAATAGTAAATATCGTGATGACAATTTGATTGGTTGGAGTAAAACAATAGTCTCTGGTGATATAATAAGGTTTTGGGTTAGATCTGTTAGTGGCATCAACAGGTTTGTAGTCTCTTTAAAATTAAAATTATAAATAAACATAGATATCAAAAATTATAACCTGTAGGGGAGTCGTTTAAATGGCACTATTAGTTCCAAATATTGGAGAACTTGAGTCACTCAGATACTTGGTTGCACAAAACAATCATACAGCTAGTCTCTCTGACCAGTCTCCCAGAAATCTAGTTTTAAAATTGTTTACTAGTGACACCACTCCTGCTGAGAGTGATGTTCCATCTACGACTGCATATTATGAACCATATAATTCTTTAAATACGAATGTTTATGGAACTCCCCCAAGTACTGGATATCCATATTGTGTAGACAATAGAACTGATCAAGCTTATACCTCCCAAACAGGCATTTTATTAAATGGGTCCAGATGGGTAGTTTCTCAGGTTGGTAGTGGAACCACAGCAACTTATCCTGAACAAACATTCACATTCACTGGAGCTGCAGGTAGTATTTTTGGTTATTATGTGACCAGAGCTAACAACATGCCTGTAACTGTTCAAGGCGTTGAACATTACGCTACTGTTGGAAAAGGGACAACAGTTTCAAAGGGAACTTTATCGGATCCAACCATTGGAGTTGTAGGAAATAAGTATATTACAATCGATTCTGATCTAAGTGTTGATGATATCACTCTAGGAATGGTTGTTAAGGGTGGTGCTGGCGGAAACGCTGGAATTCAAGTAGGAACAAAAGTTATCGGTGTAGATAGGGCCCTAAAAGTAGTTTATTTGGACCTACCACTTGTAGATAACATCCAGGCTGCAACTGATCCCACTGTAGAATTTGATTATGGTGCTGTTACCGCAACTGGTCACGGACTGGTCGCTGGTGATGTTGTTTACGTTGCTGCTGGTGTCGGAAATACCGTATTAGATTCTAATGTATACACAGTATTTTCAACTCCATCAGTTAATGAGTTCCATACTACTCCAGCAATCAATCCCGTATTGAATTCTGCTGTTGGACTTGATACTTGCACACTATATTCAAGTATAATGTACGCTGAAAGATTCTCGAATGGTCCTTATGAAATTCAAAACAATGGAGACCAAATCAGAATTACACTAAACATCGCACTTGACTGATTTTACATTACTTTCATATAACAAAATTAAATTCTGAATGTGAGGGGGGTTGCTTGTTTATGGCGATCCTCCTTTTTTAGATTCTAGGAAACCTTGGTAAATTCTAATGTCACATTGCATTTTTATTTACAATCCCCAAACAGGGGTAAATGAATACTTTGAGGAGGATTTTGGTAGTATATCAAATTCTCCAACTGCTTTTGTTGACTATAATGAAGGTACAGAATCTATAGATCCGCAAGAACACCCTCTGTGTACTCCGGAAAATCCAGAGGACGATTGGGGATTATTGACTAATGATGAGAGCATATATCCTTTCGGAACAATAAATGTAACTGAAACTGAACTTGTTCATCCGGACGTAGATTATACTCCACATTATGGTATAGACAGAAATATTGGCATATCTACGTTCGCATTTAAGATAGTTGGTGAACCGAGATACTATTCACCAAGATATCCAATAAATGATAAGACTCCTGGATCGGGAATAGGTACGATATCCATCTATGGATTTGCTGGTACTATACCAATAAATCCATATCCGAGAGGTGAAGCCAACGTTCCATTCATATTCTTTGATTCCGCTGACGAATCTTTCTCCAGATCAAATTATAATGCCGTTGGTATTACTACATTATCCGGTTCAGCTGAAGATAAAGAGATTCAAAATTATGGATATTATGGAGATGAAAGAAATCCAGGAACTTCTGGAGTAATATCAATATCATCTACTTTACAAGAAGAAGTAGTATTTGATTACGTAGGTTCTGGAACTGTCTCCAAGTCCGGTGGAGTTATTATAAGAAATAAATTTGATTATAACGGTTCTGGAACTATTACAACTCCATCTGGTGCTGTGGAGTCGTCTGTAGTTCAGACTACAGGACTCACTAACACTACTTTATATCAGATTACTGGAACTGCACAAGAATCTATATTAGTAGATGATGTAGAAAATACCGTTCTATTTACATTTAATTCTGCCGCAGACCAAGAAAATACTACAAAACATTATACTGTTATTCCTTCTGATCTTGATATTTTTGGTGAATCTATAGTAACACACTCGGTTTCTTATCTGACTCCAGATTCAATACCAGTTAGATTTGTAACTCATCTTTGTGATGATGATTTGTATGATACATGCGATAGTGACACTGTACCTTCAGATTATGATCATTCAGCTTCTACAAGTCTTACTGTAAATCCACCAGAAGATACAGTTTTATATACTATCGGCGGAAATTCAGAAGATAGTCCAATATCCGTATATTCTGCTGATGTAAGTGGAATTATAACTATATCTGGTACTATTGATATTAAGTCATCAATAAGTGAGATTTCTCAAGGATCTCTATTTACAATATCTTCCGGTATTGAAAATAGAACATATTCTGAGTTTACTGGTTCTGGTCTATTCTCAGTTCTTTCTGGAGGTTCGGAATCCTATCTTGCTTTTGCATCAGGACTAACAGTACAACTGACGATTCTTGGTTCTGCAATAACTGCAAAATCTGATGAATATCTCTATCCAGAAGTATGTGATTTTTCATCAACCTTCTTCTTATTCGATAATAATATTAAGACATTTGATGATAATACTGGATGTCGTGCAGTTGCATCTATTAATATCAGTGGAATATCCCATAATTCCACTTTAGCTGCAGAAATTGGAACTGGATCAATATCAATATATGGTTATGATGTAGTTTATCCAAACATTAAGTTTATACCTTCTCCAGATGGATTTGGCGATATCTTTGTTACTGGAGCGTCGGATAATGCTCTAGTCAAGACTTATGATTTTACATCTGGAAGTCTATTTTATATTTCTTCCGGATTCGAATCATTCTCCAAATCTGGATACGTTGGCATTGGTACAATATTATATGCACCGGCAATTTCTGCTGATGTCAGAAACAATCCATTCCAAATCCCAAGATCCTACACAGTTATCATCTAATTACGATAAATAACTCAGAAGAAATATACTTGAGCCGTATAATAACATGACCAAACAGATACAGTTCAGAAGAGGGTCATCTGCAGAACACCAGGCGTTTACAGGTGCATCTGGTGAAATAACGGTAGATACCAATCTAGACGTGGCTGTAGTTCATGATGGTTCTACTCCAGGCGGGCAATATCTAATTGGAGAAACTTCTCCACAAGGATTAACTAACAAAAGATGGGTAGGAATTGGAACAACCACTACAGGTAGTTTGCAATTTGTAGCCATCGGAGATGCAAACATTGATGGGAATCTCCAATTAAGAAGTTTAGATATCAATTTTAGAGCTCCTGTAACATTATCTGGTATTAGAAGTGATACTTCTAATAATATAATAACTGGAATCAATACTAGTGATATTAGAGTAGGTTATGTAGTAACCAGCAATGTTGTAAGTTCTGGAACTACTGTAATATCTGTAGGGACAAATTTTATACAATTATCTGATTACACTCCAGAAACTCAGATACAAAAAATAGGTACACTTAATAATACGGATGGAAATGTATTAGGTATTGACACTAGTAATATTGCGGTAGGTTATGCAATATCAAACTATTCTATATTATTATCTGGAGCTCTTGTAACTGAAGTGGGAGTAGGCAGCATTACAGTAAGTGAAACTGTAATTGGGCCTCAAGGATCAACAGAACCCTTTTATTTCAGCAATTTATCAATATCAACAAGTTTAACATTCAATGATCCGTTAACAGGAATATTGAATGTTGGTATTATTACAGCTGGATATGTTACTTTAGAAGATTTAACAGTAAATGGACCTGCTTATATTACTGGTCTATCGACATTTTCTGATAGAGTTATATTTGATAGTACCAATTCTATCCAAATACCTTCTGGAACAACCGAAGAGAGAGACGTTGTAGGTGTAGCGGTAACAGGACAGATTAGATTTAATACAGATAACTCTTCATTTGAAGGTTATGGTCCTGGAGGTGAATGGGGTTCTCTTGGTGGAGTGAAGGATGTAGATGGGGATACATATATTATTCCAGAATCTTCACCTGGATCTGATGAAGATACTTTATACATTTATGCTGGAGGCGCTGTTGCTGGAACAATTTCATCAACTATTGGTACAATATTAAATGTTGATCTTCAGGTTTCTGGTATAACCACCATTAGTGGATTTCTCGATGTTCAGGAATACGCAAATATTGGACAAAATATATCAGTAGGTACTACAGTACAAACTGATGATATTGTAGCTACTGGAGATGTATATGTTGGTGCTGATATTTTCACTTATGGTATCAATGCTGAAATTGGTATTACCACTTATTTAAAT